AAACAACTGAGGAACTAATAAAAGTTTGAGACAGTGTTCACGATATTCTTGTTGCAAATCCAAATTGAAAAAGACATAACATTTACGCTGCGTGTAGTGGTGAAAAACCATCTATTTACGGTTATAAATGAAAGAAAATAAAAAATGAAGATATAGTCCGGCCATAAGAGAAATTTTATGGGTTAAAGCAATGTATCCGAGTATTATTCTAGAACATAAAGTATATCCACAACATTTAGGAGAATCTTTTCTTAAAGTATATAGTAAAATTAGAAGCGATAGAGTTGCTGCTAAAAAAGCTGGCAATAAAATTGTTGATGCTACTTTAAAATTAAGTCTAAACGGTTTATCCGGTAACTTACAAAGTCCTTTTAGTTGGTGTTATGATCCAAAAGCCGTTTTAACAATTAGAATTAATGGTCAGCTGATGCTTTTAATGTTAGCAGAAGCTTTTAATGAGGCTGGTGCTAGAATAATACAATCTAACACAGATGGTGTTTTTATTAAATATAAAAAATCATTAGAACCAAAAATTCTGGAAATTTGTAAAAATTGAGAAAAACGCACAAAATTAGGACTTGAAGCTGATTATTTTGAAGCATTTTTTCAGTATGCAATTAATGATTACATTGGTGTCAAAAAAGGTTATTCTGAAACGAAAAATCCGGATTTGATAAAGAAAAAAGGTATGTTTATCGACAAAGTGTCTTTGGGTAAAGGTATGGCTCCAATGATTATACCAGAAGCGCTTAATCGTTATTTTGTTGATAATATTCCGGTTGAAAAAACATTGTCAGAGTGTAGACATTCTTAAATTTTGCACATATCAAAAGGTAAACAAAAAGTTCCAGGTATTATATGGAGGACAGCCTGTAAGACATATTAATCGATATTATATGTCTACAAATGGTAAAGAACTTACTAAAAAAGATCCAGAAGATACATCTGGAAGAAAACCAACAGCACTTTGTGCAGGTTCAGTTGTAACAATTTACAATACTTTTGATGATATTCCAATAGAAAAACGAAATATAAACTATACATATTATCGAAAGGAAATATATAAAATAATAAATGCACTTGAATCAAAACAATTAACATTATTTTAAATGAAATTAAATACGAAGTTATTAAAAGATTTGTACATGATCGATCATCCTAGTGGATCGGAACAACAAATGATTACATTTATTTTAAATTATTGTAAAAACATTCCGAACATTATTTTTGAATTAGATCATTACAATAACCTATTTATTACTAAAAATACAAACAATCCAGAAACATACGCTTGTCTTTTAGCACACACAGATCAAATAGAAACAAATAAAGGTGCCTATAGAGTATATGAATCTAATGGAATTATTTATGGTCTTCATAAAATAGACGGTAGTCGATGTGGATTAGGTTGTGATGATGCAAATGGAATCTGTGTAGCTTTACAAATGCTTGAAGAACTTCCAGATCTTAAAGTTATTTTTACAACAGAAGAAGAAGTTGGAGCAAAGGGAGCAATTGAGGCTTGTTTTAATACTGATTTTTTATATAATATCCGATATTTTTTACAGGCTGATAGAAGAGGTTCTTCTGATTTAATAACACACACCAATGGTATAGATGTTGTTACAGATGAATTCATACTTGATTTGTCCCCAATTATAAATAAATACGGATATTCTGAAAATGTTGGTACATTTACAGATGTTGGAGAACTTGTGGAAAACGTTAAAGTTTGTGGAGTAAATATTTCTTGCGGTTATTATTTAGAACATACAGCTAATGAATATTGTAAAATATCCGAATTAGAAAATTGTTTAAATTTTATTTATGAAATTTTAACAACTTTAACCTCAGATAAACAATATCATATTGAAGTTTTAAATAAATATTCCTCTAACTACAATTATTATTGGGATTACGAACCACATCCTTATGATAAAGCAGAAGAAGAATATCCATCGGAGTCAAACGATTGTTACTCAGATTTCTCTGATAATATACCTTGTGACAAATGTAGAGATATGGATTGTATGAATTGTAAATATTTAAATGATTACTAGAACTCAACGACAAAAAATATGTGTTAAAAATTGAATTAATACAAAAGGTCGTGCTACAGTAGTTGCAGCTACGGGTTTTGGAAAAACCAGAGTTGCAATTATTACCATAAAACATCTTTTAAAAGTAAACCCAGATGCACAAATACTTATAAGTGTACCAACAGACGTTCTTAAGAAACAATGACTCAAAGAATTGGTAGAATTTAATCTTTTATCGAACTGTTGTGTTGAAATTATTAATACAATTGTAAAAACCGATCACACTGTCGATTTATTAATTTGTGATGAAGTTCATTTAACTCCGACAAACACGTTTCAAAAAATATTTACAAGTGTTGATTATACTTATTTTCTAGGATTAACTGGAACATTAGAACGTTTGGATGGTAAGGAGTTTCTCATTGAACAATACGCACCGGTGTGTGATAGAATTACAATGAAAGAAGCATTAGAGAACGGTTGAGTTTCTCCAATTAGAGAATATGCAGTTATGATTGATGCTGATCTTTCAGAATATAATGAATGAAATCGTAAATTCAATGGTTCTTTTTCATTTTTTAATTATGTTTTTGAAGATGCAATGTCTTGTGCAACAAATGCTATATTTAGAAATAAATACTCCAAAAAAATGGGTTATGATCCTAAACAAGTTGCTGCTACAGCCATGTTATGAATGCAATGTTTACAAAAGAGAAAAAAATTTGTAATGTCACATCCTAAAAAAATAGAAGTTGCAAGAAGAATATTAAATGCTAGACAAGATAAAAAATGCATTACATTCTCTGCAACAATTAAAGATGCTGAAAAACTTGCAATCAAAGGAGAGTGTGTTTTACATTCTAAAAAATCTAAAAAACAAAATAATGCTACAATTGAAGCGTTTAACAAATATTCTTCAGGTGTATTACATAGTTCAAAAGCAGCAGATTGTGGAGTAGACATTAAAGGTTTGTCCGTAGGTATTATTTTAAGTACCGATTCTTCTAAAATTAGAAAGAATCAACGTAACGGAAGAGTATGTAGAATGGAAGAAGGAAAGGAAGCTGAAATTTTCACATTACTTATTCGAGGTACACAAGAAGTGAATTGACATCGAAATTCTGCAGGATCTAATTATATTACTATTAACGAATCTCAATTAGGGGATGTTTTATCTGGAAAGATTGTTGAAACTAGACAACAAGAAAATATAACAAATACTAAGTATAGATTTTAATCCGTACTAAGTTAGACAAATAAATAAATTAACTAACTTATTTTAAATGAATTATTTATCTATGTAAAATTTGGAATTAAATACAATTTTAAACTTGATGGCAAAATACAATTTGTCTGCAGATGAATTGTTACTTATATATTTAACGTTTTTAGCAAGGGATGAAGAAAATCATTCTGAGTATTTTACAAAATGATTTAATAATGGAGGATCCAGTCAATTAAGGGATTTATTTAATTCCTTAAAAGATAAAGGTGTAATTCATAAAAACTATAATCCAGAAACATATATACCGAATGATATTGAGTTTAATAAAACTTTTATCAAAGGTTGAATTAAAAATTCTGGAGAATTAGGACAGGAGTTATTCGATAATTACCCTCCATTTGTAAACATAAATGGTCGATTTTGTTCTTTACGAAACATTAGTAAACAATTTAATTCTTTGGATGATTTTTTCTTTCATTATAGTTCTGTAATAGGACATGATATTGAAAAACATAAAGAAATAATGAAACTTCTAAAGTGGGGTAAGGAAAATAATAAGATCTCTTATGGTATTTTAGAATTTGTAAATAGCAGAAAATGATTAGATCTAGAACTTTTAAAGACAACAAATTTGGAGGGCCAAATTGAAGATTCATTTAATGTATACGAAAGCATATAATGAATAATGTAGCAAGTCTTTGAAAGCTAATTGAAAAGGGAAGGAATGGTGAAAACATAGGAACCTCAACAGGATTACCTAAATTAGATAAAATCATAGGTGGTATACAACAGTCTCGTTATTACTTGCTTTCTGCCGCAAGTTCTGGAGGTAAAACCGCAATGGTATTGTATATCATGTATCAAATGTTGCGAAACATGACTCCTGATAAACCAGTTTATTTCTGTTATTTCTCATTAGAGATTGGTTCAGAAGTATTATTAGCAAAATTGATGGGATTGTATTGCGCGGAAGAATTTGGAGTATATATGACAATTAATGAAATAATGTCGTATGAATCTACTATAAGTTTGGAAAAATTTGAGTATCTTCGCAAAGCAAAAGAGTGGTTAGATATGATCGAACCACATATTAAAATTATTGATTCTACACTTACAGCAAAAAGTTTGTATAGACAGTTTTCTTCTTTTGCCGAAGAACACGGTAATTTTGAAGTAATTGAGGATAGAACAATGTATATCCCAAACAATCCAAAACAATTACTAATTGGTATTATCGATCATTTATCTCTTATTACAGCAGCCGAAGGAAGAAAACTTAAAGAAGAAATGGATTTGGCGTCATCGTTTATGGTAACACTTAAACGAAAATTGAGAGCTTCTTGATTTGTGTTAATGCAACAGAATAGAGATTCTTCATCAATGGATAGACGTAAAGAAGGATTGTCAGAACCAAATTTAAATGATGTACGAGACAGTTCCTCACCTGTAAATGATAGTGACGTAACACTACAATTATTTTATCCATTTAGAGAAAAATTAAATTCCTATCGGGGCTATCCTATTATCGGAGATAAGGCATTTAAATCTGGCTTTAGATCATGTATAGTTAACAAAAATCGTTATGGTATAGCAAATCAAGTTATTGGAATGGCTTTTTATGGATCGGTTGGTTATTTTAAAGAACTACCTAAAGCAGAAAACATTTCAGATCCTTCTATTTATTTTAAAGAAGAAGATAATATTCCATGTAAAAAAATTACATTGGAAGTGAAAGATGAATTCGAACATAAAGAGTCGAATTCTAAAGGTTTAACATTTGAATTTTAATGGCAATTGAATTACCAAAAACTAAAATTCCAGCAAAAACACAAGATCCAAAATATCTTATTTTGTTTGGATTACCAAAAGTAGGAAAAACTACAGTATTAAGTACACTAGAGAACAATTTGATTCTTGATTTTGAGCAAGGAACTACATATATTGATGCTCTAAAGATTGAAATTTCCACACTTAAAGATCTTAAAGAAACTGTTAAGGCGATTAAGGATGCTGGAAAACCATATAAGTATATTACAATTGATACTATTACAGCTGTTGAAGAAATGGCAAAACCACTTGCAATTAAATTGTACCAGGATTCACCAATGTTCAGTACAAGATACGCTGAGGTTAAAGATGTCACACAGTTACCTAATGGTAGTGGTTGGACTTTTCTTAGACAGGCCGTTGAAACATTAATTGATCTTATTGCATCTGCAACAGATAATATTATTATTTGTGGACATGTTAAAGATTCATCTCTATCCGAAAATCCAGAAGGATCTGTTAAGGATTTGGATCTCGGAGGTAAACTAAAGAGAATTCTTTCAGCTAGATCTGATGCTATTGGTTTTGTTCATAGAGACGAAGATTCAAATCTTTGTATCAATTTTGGACAAAATGGCGAAGTTCTTACTGGTGCTAGACCAGCACATCTTGCAAACAAAGACATTATTGTTGCAGAAAGAAATGAAGATGGTACTTTTACATCTCATTGGGATAGGATTTATCCAAGTCTTCAGTAATGTTTAAAATTAGTTTTGATTTTGATGAAACAACTAAAAAGATTTCAAATATTAAAGTTGTTTCAGATACTCCAAAAGAAGTTGATCTAACAAACCCAACTCTTTTAGTATTAGATAATAAATTAAAATTATCTGATTCTGCAATTGCTTTATTAAATGCTACAGCTAATGATCGAATCGCAATCAATTATTGGCCTGTAAATAATGAAGAAACTTTTCCTGTAATTGGTAGAGCAGAAGTATTTACAGATAAAGATGGCGGAAACAGATTAACTCAAACAAATACAGTATCTTTTCGAGGTAGACAAAGAGATACTTTGTTGATTTATGGAGATCAATTCACATTAGAAGAATTTAAAGACGGCATGTTTAAACTTGTGCCTATAAA